GCTCAGGCGATTACAGCAAGGCGGCCAGCTCAGGCAATTCCAGCACGGCGGCCAGCTCAGGCTATTCCAGCAAGGCGGCCAGCTCAGGCAATTCCAGCACGGCGGCCAGCTCAGGCGATTACAGCAAGGCGGCCAGCTCAGGCGATTACAGCAAGGCGGAAGCTGCAGGTGAAAAAACAGTTGCCATGGTAGCCGGATGCAACGGCAGAGCGCGCGCTGGTGACAACGGCGCGTTTGCCCTGGCCTGGCTCGATGGAAATCAAATGCGCATTGCTGTCGGCATCGTTGGTGAAAACGGCATCGAAAAAGACGCTTGGTATAGGACTGACGAAACCGGCGTTCTGGTGCTGGCGTGAACGCTTTCGACGCCATGCTGACACGGTTCATCGGCGCCCACCCGATGATTGCGGCATGGGTGTTCATTGCAGTTTTGGGATTTATTGGAGCGATACCAGCATGAGCGAAATTAAAGACGGTGGGCCAGCATTTCCGACTGATAGCGAACATCAGTCCGGCAATAGTGTATGGCATCACGAAGGCATGACATTGCGCGACTATTTTGCAGCCAAAGCATTGCCCGCACTGATCGCCGGCAGGTCATGGGATCACACGCCAGAGAGCGACCTAATGAACACATGGGTCAAAGGCGCTTATGAATTAGCAGACGCAATGCTGGAAGCACGCCAATCATGAGCACACTAAAACTAACGCTGGTCCTGTTCCGCTATTACCGGCAGTCCGGCATGGCTATCGTGCCGGCGATACGCAAAACGCTGTACGTGGTCAATCGCGGTTTTTAAGGAGAAGAATATGAGTAATGAAATTATCGAAATGCCGCGCCGCGAAAGCGCCGGAATAGTCGCTGGCGAAGTGCATCGGTTTTCCGCTGTCGAAATTCGGGAGCGCGTCAATCTGGTTCAGTCCGTAATGCAGGGAATCATGAAGCGCGATACCCATTACGGGACTATTCCAGGCACGCCGAAGCCGACGCTGTACAAGCCTGGTGCGGAAGTGCTGTGCGTGACGTTTCGCATTGCGCAGGAATATCAGATCGCCGACCTGTGCGACCAATTCACAGCCCGGTTCCGAATTACCTGCATTGGCCGGCACCAGGTAACAGGCATCGTGCTTGGTGAGGGTGTAGGTGAATGCTCGTCAGCAGAAGAGAAATACAAGTGGCGCGCCGCCGTCTGCACCGAAGAGTTCGACCTGACGCCAGACCACATGCGCCGGATCAAGTTTGCCAAGTACAAGGGCAACGTCGAAAAGAAAACCCAAGTGCGCACCGAAGCCGCCGACCTGTCGAATACGGTTCTCAAAATGGCCTGTAAGCGCGCCATGATCGCCATGACGTTGAATGTTACTGCCGCATCGGACATCTTCACTCAGGATATTGAGGATTTGCCGGAGGAGTTGCGCAGTCATGAAGCCGCAGGCATTCCGCTGACTGATCCGGTCTTTGCAGCGAAGTGGGTCGCAACCGCGAACGCAGCAACTACCGCCTCAGAGCTTTCCGCGACATGGACGGCAGGACTAAAAGAGATAAAGCCTACCGGCGACATGGTTGCATACCAGGCATTCAAGGAGGCCGTATCTGTCCGTGGCGCCGCGCTAACTAAAGCCGCATCCGAATTATCTATCCCGCCAGTCGCGCTGCCAGAAAAAGCAAAACCAGTGCAAACGGACGATGAATTTATAGCGGCAATGGACGCCGAACAACCAGGAGAAGCAGCATGATTTTCGTAAATTGCGATCAAGGATCTGAGTCCTGGCACGCGGCACGCTGCGGCGTTATCACCGCAAGCAAATTCCGTGATGCTGTGGAAGTGACCGCCAAAGGCAAGCCAACATCCAAATCAACGCTGTACGCGGCGCAGGTTGCCATGGAGCGCGTCAGTCGCACGCCATGCGATGAAGTTTTCAACTCATGGCAGATGAAGCGCGGGACGGAGTTGGAGCCAAAGGCGCGCATGGAGTACGAGCTACGCACCGGCAATCTGGCTTCCGAGTCTGGTGTTGTCTTGACCGATGACCGCATGTTCGGCTACAGCACGGACGGCGAAATCGGTGCGGACGGCATCATTGAAATCAAGTGCCTGGCGAGCGCCATCGGCGTGCTGGAAATGTGGCGTGACGGCGACATGTCCGACTACATGCACCAGATGCAGGGCGGCATGTGGATCACTGGCCGCAGGTGGTGCGACTTCGTGATGTACGCGCCGCAACTGGAAAGCGTTGGAAAGCAATTGTTCTATCGCCGAGTTGAGCGTGACGACAATTTCATTGATGCGATGGTCGAGCAGTTGGTGGCATTCTCCCGCGCCGTATCCGATAACGAAATGATTTTACGCATGAAAGACGCAGCATGATAACCGCACTCACCCTGCCGCAGCGTGCGGCCGTAGCACTTGGCACCGCCGAACACGAAATCAAGCTGATTGCACTGGCGAAGGAGTCTGCCGATATCGTCGCCGTCACCAATACAGCAGGCCGCGACCAGGCGCACCGCATCGGCATGAATCTGCGTACCACGCGAACCACGATCCAGAAGATCGGCAAGGATGCGCGCGACGATGCGACAAAATTCAGCAAGGCGATCATCTCCGAAGAGGATAGGCTGATCGCCATCATCCAGCCGGAAGAGGCCCGCGTCATCGGCTTGCGCGACAGCTTCGACGCCGAAGAAAGGGCGCGCAAGGATGCGTTGATCGCTGCCGAGCGGGCGAGAGTGGATGGCATTCAGGCTGCCATTACCGCGATCCGGCATGCCGCGATTACCGCTGCAGGCATGTCCACGCCATGGATCGCGGACCGGCTTGAATTTATGCGCGCCGAAATACTGAGCGCTGATTTTTTTCAGGAATTTGAAAAAAACGCCAATTCAGCACATGTCGCCGCTATCGGCGAACTGGAAATACTTCATTCTGGCCGCGTTGTCGCAGAAGCAGAAGCCGCTCGCATCAAGCAAGATCGTGAGGCCGCCGAAGCCCAAGCCAAGCGAGAGCGCGAAGAACTGGCGGCAGCACAGGCCAAGCTAAGAGCGGACCAGGAAGCCATCGCCGAACAGCAGCGCATCACAAAGGCTGCGCAAGATGCGGCAAAACTCGAATCCGACCGCGCAGCCGCAGTACTCAAGGCCGCACAAGACGAGTTAAGCGCGAAGATTGCCGCCCATGAAGCGAAGATCGCAAGTGATGCCAGGGCCGCTCAAAAGCTGATCGACGACGCGGCGCACGCGGAATTGATGGCCGAAAGCCTGCGCATCGACAAGGCTAGTCGCGAACTGGCTGCGGCGCAACGGATGGAGGCGGCCAGCGTGCCGGTAGAGGCGGTAGCAGTCGCAACAGCGCCCATATCCACCATTGAGCCGATCACCGCGCAAGGCACAGAAGCGCCGACTCTCACGCTCGGCAAGATTGGCTCCCGGCTTGGATTCTCGCTGACCGCTGATTTCCTGCGCTCCATCGGCTTCGAGCCTGCCGGGCGTGAGCGTGCGGCGGTGTTGTACCGGGAAAGCGATTTCGCACGCATCTGCGCCGCGCTGGTGCAGCACATCGCCAGCATCGGCGAATTTCACCAACTGGCCGCATAAATTAGTCAACCTAACCCACTTTAGACAACAGGATCAAAAATGAACACTCAAGTCAAAGCACGCCCAACAATCGCCATGGATGAAGTTGTTTCGTCGCAAATTAAAGCCATCGGTCACGACCCTGCAACCAATACTCTTGCGATCCAGTTCGCATCGAAAAAAGGTCCGGGCAGCGTTTATCACTACAGCGGATTTACAGCCGAGCAGTTCGCGGCATTCAAGAAAGCGGAATCTATCGGAAGCCATTTCGGAAAACACATAAAGCCTGCCGGCGACAAGCATCCGTTCGTCAAGGTTTCGTAATCTAATGCAGACCGTCGCCCGCAACGCACTGGGGAAGATATGAACCGACGCGTTCTGTTCGCAAGTTACGGCAATGACAGCGTTGCCCTGATCCAGTTTGCCAAAGAGGCGGGATGGGATGACGTGACTGTCCTGCATACAGACACCGGATGGGCTGCCGAAGGCTGGCCTGCTCGCGTCCTGCAGGGTGAGAGATGGGCGCGTTCACTAGGCTTCAAGACAGCCCGCACCACTGGAGAGACGATGGAGCAACTCTTGAAGCGGAAGAAGGCGTGGCCGCGCGGTGGTGGCGGAAAGTACCAGTTTTGCACGGAGGCATTGAAAGAAGCGCCTGCGATCGCATGGCTTGCCGAGCATGACCCGGAAGGCGAAGCCGTTTGCATGGTAGGAGTACGCCGCGAGGAATCAGCTAATCGGGCGAACTTCCCGGAGTGGTGTGAACAATCAGTAGTTAATGAGACAAATCAATAGTTGATGCGACAAATCTTACGACCGGGAAAGGAAATATCCGCATGGCTCTAACCGTTAAACAGCTTATTGCAAAACTTAAAAAGCACGACCCAAACGCACTTGTCGTTTTTCACAATTTTGACCAAGATGAAGACGAATGTGATGGCTATATCGGAAGTGTTGATGACGCTCCCGAATCGCTACTTGGGCGCGAAGGTAAAAAATCTCTCGTTGTTTTAGGCGGCGGTTAACAGTGAAAGTAGTCTCGCTATTTGCTGATTTTTGTCTCATCAACTTCTGATTGAATAGCGCCTATTTAGGGCAAATTGTCTCATTAACTACTGATTGTTCACAAGTGGACGCCCGACAGCCCGAAACATGACGGCAGAGACCTGCATGCGCCACTGGTGCGCCATACCAAAGCCATGCGCGATGCGCTGATCCGACGCACGCCTATGCAGATCATCACTGGACGATCGAAGGAGTGCTATCCGTGCGTCAACATGAACAAGGGCGAATTGAAGTGGCTCGACGAGACAGTAATCATCAAAGTAGAGAGGATGGAGATGGAAGCAGGAATAAACAGCAAGGGCAATGCGCGCGTGATGTTCTCGCCAGCGCGCCACGGCGGCGCAGTCGGTATTCGCGCAGTTGTCGCAGACGCGCAGCATGACACCGGACTTCTGTTCTCAGCTGGCTGCGATTCGGGATGGTGCGGATCATGACAAAACGCGTTTTTATCCTGGCGCACGATCAGGCTCGCATGAACGCGGCAGCGTATTGCATGATCGCGCCTGCCGGCCATTGCGTGAAGGTCACGCCGCCGACGCGCAGCCTTGAGGCCAACGCCGCGCTTTGGGCGATGCTGGCAGACATATCGCGGCAAGTGGTGTGGCATGGCCGGAAGCTGGATTCCGAGAGTTGGAAGAATATCTTTAGTTCGTCGCTGCAAAAGCAGGACGTGGTGCCGAATCTGGACGGCACCGGCTTCGTGGTGATGGGCATCAGCACCAGCAAGATGACGAAGGCTGAAATGTCGGATTTGTTGGAATTAATTCAGAGTTTCGGCGCACAACACGACGTCACTTTTTCGGATAACAGGAGTGCGGCATGAAAGGAATAGAGCTTACAAATAGCGGAAAAAAAGAAAACAAGCGCGAACACGAT